GCACTACCATTGAATTAGGTCATGTTAGGATTACTAACGATGATAAGATATTGAGCATATGGATTTCGCATATGCAACGGTTATTCAAACCGGAGGAAGAAGAATGATACTCATGTATTGTGAGTATTGTGAGAAAGAGTGTTTGACTCTTGATTGTATGAAAGGCACAGGACTCTGTGGTGCATGTTATGTCGAAGGAAAGCATTTGCAAGACGTGTAGGCAGTTATTGCTGATCTACGGAACCAGGGAATCGGTTGTTCCATGGTTATGCGAGTGTGCAGATAAATCTGCAGAACAATCTTCTAAACCCGGGCTCGGGTCTCGCATTACATCAATTCACTGGAAATATGTGAAATGATGCACATCGGATGACAAGCATTTTAGATTGTCACCTCCGGTGGAAGGGCGAAGGAGATAGTCGTGGTGTGCATGCATACTACGGAACTGTCTCCGAAGGGAGGTCGTAGAACCTACTTGACCGCTGGCGCTACGGGGGAAATTAATAATAACCCCCGGTATTACCATCAGCGCATGGCAAAGAGAAAATACTCTATGGCAAAGCAAAAGAAAATGGATCCTGCAGTAATGACAATTTCATTTAACTTGCCAAGTGTAAGTGCAAGTCAAACTGGAATTTCATATCTTGATCTAAGCCAAATGGCTAGTCTAGTTAATCGTCGATTTTATCGACAGGGTATTAATTGGGCTGTTTCTGGTTTTAAGGTGTATTCAGCACCGGCAACCAGTGGTCAATTGAATATCAAAAAAATTCCAAACACTTGGGTCGCTTTTCAAGCGTACAAGAAAGCATTTGATGCTTGGAATACTCAGCAAATGGAGGCTATTGAAGAAGCCGGGGCTGAGAGTGCTGTCGCACGTTTCAGAGATTTCAAGGTGTTTGCAGATGCAAATCACGTTGACCAATACATTGCTAATGGATCTGATTTGAATGCTACAAATTTACTACCTGTTGATGGCGCTATTGTGACATATGCAACCGGTGAATGGCAACCATCAGAGATTGTTATTCCTAATGTTGATGGAATATCAATTGCGCCAGCAGAATATTTGCTTCATATGGTTGGTGTCAATAATAATGGCGGTCTTAGCCGAGGTATTATTGAAGGATATGCTGATTCAAGGGCATTTCCGCAAAGTCCTGATCCTGTTTCACCAGTTATTGGGTCGGGACAAAACTGGCTTCGAGACATGTTTGATGTTGGTAATGACAGTTCTGAAATTACAACAAATGCAACTGATCGGAACGATGAGTTGCCATATCCTCAGGCAGATTATCCTGGCGGAGAAACTCAAGCTCCTAATCTTGAGTTGCATGATATTGTACGGTTGTCTGGTACGACAGTCGGAGGAACATCACGTGGTAAAGGTGGTATGTTCCCATGTGGTTTGATGAGATTGGAATTTAGCAATACTGGCGATTCAGCCATTCAACTTGCTATTCAAATCGATATGGTACCCGGTACACACCGAGGTTATCTTTGTGAAAAGATGTTGGGGGAATGAACATGACACCATCACCAGAAGTTGAAACAGTCAAGAGTGCGGTTACTACCGCCTCTATTGTATCCCATGTGAAAAACAATCGGGTCGAATACCTAATTGGTATCGGCCTATTACACCTCCTTGGTGTTAGCGATCGTCTCTTGGCACAATTGAGCGGAGTGTGTTTCTGATGGCTTACAAATATGGAAAGACATTCAAGAAAGACGGAAAATTGGTTCGATACCGTTATACTGACGGTAAAAAATCGACCAAGAAACTTGTTGTTGTTAACAAGAAAAGGACAAACAAACGCCGAAAGAAGTGATTTTTGTGTGTCCAAAGTGTGGATCCTCGAACGTCGAGGGCGTCATTATAGATGACGAGAATCCAAAACAACCAATCATACATTTTGTATGTGAAAATTGTGATGCGGAGTGGGTTGAGTGATTGACCCATTACACTTCGTACCAGGTATAGGCTATCTCAAAGCCGCACATGATATGACTGAAATGTATGAAGACGGTGAAATTACCGCATTTCAGTATTATGGTTATATGTCGAGTTTAGCAACGGTAAATTCGTTACATGTTATACACACTGCTGCACATAGTCAATCCGGTTTCGGATTAGCAGCAGTAAGAAAATTGCAGATGATTCCTTCAGCAGCAATAGCAAGCGTCCCGATCACATTAGCGGGAGCGAATATGGCTGTTATTGAAGCAGCCCCAGAAGAACAGCAAAAGGGACTTTGGCAGATGTTTTCAAGCGGATTAACCGGTACGTTTGGTATCGGTAGCGGGTTAAGTTTATAGGCAAATGTATACACCGTGTATACATGGCGAAACTATATTGGCGAGTAAAGCGAGACGGAAAATGGACATGGAAACCAGCCACAATATCAGTGGCTGAAAATGGCTACCACGTTGTAGCAGATTTGGAGGAAGAAGAATGAGTCATCATAAGAAAATTTTTATTGAAGTTGATGGCACTACCATTGAATTAGGTCATGTTAGGATTACTAACGATGATAAGATATTGAGCATATGGATTTCGCATATGCAACGGTTATTCA